TGAGTTTTGATTATCTGGATTATTGTATGGGGTTTCCCAACTATCACAGTGCCAATCATAAAATTGATTAAGTTTATATTTTGTAAACTGACAAGATTCTGAAAAATCCCAATCAAAATTCCATCCAGCGCTTTTGTTTGCTTGATGAACATAAGGTTGTATTTCTTTATACACCCAACGATCATTCATCCATACAATATTAGAATCTCTTTTTTGTTTTAAATCTTTAATATCTTTTTCATCTAACTTTTCACCTTTTTCTGTTTTTTTAGTTTGGCCACCTGTCAAAGCAGTTTGTTCACGTTGTAGGTTTCCATACTTAATTAACTCATCACAAAATCTAGGCGTAAGCGCAGATTTAAAAAACCAATAATAATTTTGTAAATTCATACCTTTTGATAAAAAGGTATCATTTTTTAACCGACTGTCAATGTTCCTGAAACTGTAAATGTTGCAACTTTATTTTGGCCATGATCCACATTTAATAGCACTAAACTGACTTTGCATTGACCATACACCGCTTGCTTTGTTTAATTCTTTTACAATAACTACACCTGATCCACCTGCACCAGAGGCATCATTTGACGGTCCACCGCCTGCTGATCCACCTCCACCGCCAGTGTTAGCTGTGCCTGCTGTTCCAGCACCTGGTCTTTGTCCACCGGCTCCACCACCGCCAGCTCCACCAGCACCGCCTGAAACTCCTGGAGCGTCACTTCCTGCACCGCCACCACCGCCAACTGCAGAAATAGGCGAAGGGAAACTAGCTGGAACACAAACTCCTGCACCTCCAGCGCCACCTCCTGGTCGACATGCACATCCACCGGCTGCACCTGCTCCACCACCACCATAACTTTTTGGCGAACTTCCTGATGGAAAACCACCTCCTGGATTTCCTTGAGCGGGTGATACGGGAGGCACGTTACCTTGACCACCTGGTTTACATGCTAAACCTCCACCACCTGATCCACCATCTTTTACAGCTGAAGGAGTGCACGCTGCATAAACCCCTGCACCTCCACCTGCTGATTGAAAACAAGAACTAACTATATTGGAAGCGTTTCCTACATTTCCATTTGCTCCTGGTCCTGGTACTGCTGCACCGCCAGCACCAATTGTTACAGGGATTGCGCTTCCCGCACTACCTGTAAATATTTCTGAAAATGTTCTAACACCACCAGCACCGCCTCCACCTCCTCTATCAGAAGCACCAGCACCTCCTCCGCCAACAACAAAAGCATCAATGAGTGTTGTTCCTGGTTGTGCTGTAACGTTTCCTGTAGAAGTTTTAGTTGTAACAGTACACTGACCAAAGCTGGTTGAATTAACTTTACCTATGACTCCGCCGTTTCCTGAGCTAGACCTATTACTTGGCATCCGGATTCTCTCCTATGACCAGCTAGAGCCGTTCCAAGAATAAACTGTCGGTGTTTCCGCTGTGTCGTTTGATTTTGTTGCTTTCCAACCTTTAGTATTATCTGCATTATAAGCATCTTCATCCCAATAAATTGAGTAAGACCAAACTGATGGATCTTCTCCATCATTTGTTACTGATGGGAATGTAACCGGTGCTTGCCAATCATCATTACTATCTAATGACCAAGATGCATAAGGTTGAGGTGTAATAAATTTATTTTTTGATTCATCAAATCTGTAACCGATTCCTGCGTATTGTTTTCTAAAATTGTTATTATAAGATGTTTGCTTCCAAGTACCACCTCCAAAAAAATTAACACACCATGTTTCACCATCAACGTGCATATCATTATCTCCAAGAGTTCCACCATTAGCAGCAATATCATTACCAACAACAACAACTCTATCTACAATTAAATGAGTATCAGATGTAAAACCTGTTGGGTCTGTTTTTGATTTTAGTTCTGCAAAATGTGCCATCTTTTTTCCTCCTAATTATCTATATATATTTTTAAAATTAAAATCCAGTCCATTCTCCACTTTTACGTAAAGTATATACTGTATTTATGTTCCAAATTCCAGGGGCTATATTTTTTGTTCCCTCTGGTTCTTTAATAACAACTCTACCTGATCCACCTGCTCCACTTGTAGCAGGATTTCCACCTCCGCCACCGCCACCACCGGTATTAGCTGTTCCTGCAGTTCCAGTTGGATTACTTGGACCTTGACCTGCTCCACCGCCACCTGCTCCACCTGATCCACCAGCACCTGGATGTGCTCCTCCGCCACCACCTCCAGCGTAAGTTACGTCTGATCCAGTGATTGTATTTGGTGCTCCTGCACCACCAGCTCCACCAGCTGGAGAATTTGAAGTTCTTGATGTTCCTGCAGCTGTTGCTCCACCACCACCTGCTCCAGCAAGTCCACCACCTACTGGTCCTAAGGAAACTGCTCCACCTGGATTACCCTGTGAAGGTGAAACGGGAGGAGTGTTACCTGCTCCAGCTGGATTACCCTGAGGGTTATTTTCAAGTGCTCCACCGCCACCTCCAGAGCCACCAGCTCTACCTGAGTCTCCACTAGGGTGATTGTAAGCTCCACCACCACCGCCACCTGTCGATGTAATACTTGAAAATACTGAGTTACTACCATCTGTTCCCGGTACTTGATTTGGTGAAACGGGTGGTGATACGCCTGCTCCACCTGCTCCTACCGTAATGGAATATTCAGTTCCTTTAGTAACTGGAACTGCTGAACCTTGTAAAGGAGATGGTCCAAAACCTGATGCTCTGTAGCCTCCGGCTCCGCCTCCTCCTGCTCTATATCCACCACCGCCACCGCCACCTGCTACAACTAAATAATCAACATCAGCAGTTCCTTGTGCAACAAGAGTTCCTGAAGAAGTAAATGATGTGACTTTTGCAGGGACAGTTGCTTCCGTGACAGTTTGAGTTGGTCCTATAATTCCGCCATTTGCCATAGCTACTTAGAACCTCCTTACGCGTCGTCTATTGATTCATATGATACAAATAATTCTAAATCCGAAGCAGCACTCGCTCCACCCTTTAAAACATCTGTTTCCATTAAATAAATTGGAGTATCAAGTATAACTAATGTTGCATCAGCTGGTACTGATACTGTTTTTGCTAAGTGAAAAGTTCCAGACGTATCAAAATTTGAAATACCATCTGGAGTAAAATTTGATTTTGTAACTGAAAGAGTTACATCAGCCGCGTTAGTTCCATCGACATTTGCAACTGTAATTCTATTTATTTTTACAATTTTATTAGAGGCCACTGTCATTAAAGTTGTGGTTACAGTGGTTGATAAAGCAAATCCGACCGATTCACCTTTAATACTTGTTACTGATACTATATTTGGATTTGCCATAATTTACTCCTTTTAGCCGAAAACAATTGCCATTGCAATAGCTTTTCCTGTTGTTATTCCTGCTGCTCCAAAACTTAAAGTCCCAGACCCATCTGTAATTAAGGCCTGATCTGCTGATCCATCAGCGTTTGGAAATGTAAGTCCATCAAGAACAATATTTCCTGATCCATTTGGTGTAATAGTAATATTACCATTAGCACCGTCTACAATTGTAATTACACCTGAGTTTGTCCCTGAGTTAGTATCTAAAATTAAATTGTGAGCACCACTAGAAGTTATGGTTGCATCTGCTGCACCTGTTCCAACAACTGTTTCTCCAGTGCCTTTTGGTTTAATAGCAATGTCAATATTTGAATCACCACCTGTCGCTGATAATGTAGGGTCATTTCCTGTAGCGGCATTCGCTATTGTAAATTCATTTACTGCAGAACTTGTCGCTGTAACTTTTGCAAGTTCATTTCCATTTGTATCTAAAAGTGCAGTTCCAATTTTAGGTGATGTTAAAGTTTTATTTGTTAAAGTTTGAGTGGCAACAAGTGATACTAGAGTTGAGTTAGAACCATCTGGTAATAACAATTCATTTGTAACACCAGCAGAATGTGGTTGTGCTTTTAATATTTGACCGTGTGTATTTTGTTCACAATTAAATTGTATGGCACCTGAATTATCATTACCTCTAACAGTTACGTGTCCTGTTCCTTTTGCTTCAATTTCTAAATCAATATTAGAATCACCACCCGTTGTAGATAGTTTTGGTGCATTACCTGTTGCAGCATTTGTTATGTCAAATTGATTAACAGCTGAACTTGTTGTTTGAAATATAATTTGTTCATTTCCGTTTTCATCATTAATTCCATGTGCATCATCAAAAGCTATATTAAAACTATTAGTATCTAAATTACCACCTAATTGAGGCGAAGTATCATCGACAACATTACTCATTGTTCCAGCTGCAAGACCAGATACAAGGTTAGCTCTTGTTATTTTTTTAAGACCACCACCAGAGGTATCTACTGCCATCAATACATCATCAGATGCTACAGAAGATATTTCTGATAAATCTCCAACAGCTATTGAATTAAAATTCGTGCCATCTGCAATTAATAAATTACCTGAAGTATTTGTTCCCATAACGATATCATCGCCTGTAACTGTAAGATCTCCACCAACTACCACATCTCCATTAAAAGTAGTTTTTCCGGCTAACGCCATATCAATATCTAGTGCTGTTATTGCTGATGCGCCATCTGTTCCTTTAATTTTAAAATTTTTATCGGCAACACTAACTGTAAATTCTACGTCTGAAGAATTATTTGCAATATCTAAAATAGAGGTGCCACCATCTTTAAAAGTTACGTTTGCACCGTCAGCATCTAAAACAATATCAGCAGGTGAGTCTATTGTAATATCTCCACTTGATGTTGCAATTGTAACTGCAGCATCTCCTGTTGAAATATCATCAGCTGCAACACCTAATGCAAAACCTGTATCAACAATATTTGTTCCATCTGCAAAAACTAATTTTGAAGTTTTCTCTGTTGCAGCAAAAGTCACTCCAGTTCCTGAAGCTGTTTTAAACTGAACGGTGTGTGATCCTGATGTTGCGTTTTTTACAATGTAAACTTTTTCTAGTGAGTCTGGAACCGTTACGATTTGATTGCCTGTTATCGTCCCTGTTAATTCAATAACTGCTTGTCTTGCATCACTACCTGTTGTAGCATTTGTAATACTTAATGCAGTTGTTTGTGCGCCGCCAGCAATAGATTTTGCAACATAACCAGATGTAATTTCTTGAAACATCTGTAGGTTAACATTCGTTTTATCACCCCAAAGACCGGATGCCTCTCCGGTTGCTATAAGTTCTATTCCTAGTGTTGAAAATGATGATGCCATATTTTAATCCTAAGGTGTTGAAGAGTTGACTGGTATTCTGATTGTGCCATCAGTGTAGTCATCTCTTCTACGTTGTCCTATTTGTTCTCCTCCAAATTTTTGTATCTCAGTTTGATATCTTTGTTCATAGTATTGTATCATATCTGGTGGACCTTTCAAGAATCCAAAAGCTTCTACTAAACATGCATACAATAAACCATTTGGAAAATTTAAACTGATGTAACTTGTTTCGTTACTGCTTGCTTCTAATTTATCCGGGATTTTTGTAAAGTGTATCTGAACCACATACGCTTGATCAGGCACAGGCACTACTCTAATCTTACCTGAATTCGTTGCGCCATCTCCAGTTCCACCTTGACCCATCGCATAATATTTAGGTTGGCCTGTTGATGTATTCGCTGCAATATATTCTTCTAAAAAGGTAACATCTTTTTTAATTAAATATTTATTAGCACCGGTTGATCCAGAGGTTGCATCAAATACTTGCACTGCTCTAACAACGTGTGCACCTGCAGGTGAATTTACAAAGTCTTGATCAGCAGTAAAATTTGTAATTTGAATATCTCTGTAAGCATCGATTGGAACATCTCTATAAATTCTATACTCAGCATCCAATACAAAACCTTCAATGATCGTATCAGTTAAAACGGTATCACTAACTTCTGTGTAAGCTCTAATTTTTGTTCTTAAATTTGTATAACTTATTCCTGCCATATTAACTCTCTAACGTAGCTGGTCCAGAAGTGCAAAATACACCTCCTCCAGACACTCCTCCCGTTGTAGCGGTATTAGTATCAACAGTAAAGGTATAAAAATCATCTGTCGTACCACTAATCACACTACCACCTGAATCTTTTCTACCCACTGTAATCGTATAACCTGCTGCCTTTGCAATGTTTGATCCATTAATACCATCAAAACTTTTAGGGTTTTCAAAACCATCCGGGTCGGATGTTGTGGATATAGGTCCTCTAAATCTAACCGTATCTCCAGTTGATCGACCATGACTTTTCTCAGATACATTTATAATACCAGATCCTGAGGCCATTGTTTGAAATGAGTCTGGTTCTAATAAGATTAATCCTTCTGGCTCTGTTCGATCTACTCTAGAATCTTTTAATCCTTGTGGATCACCAGCGTAAGCACGTGGTTCTAATTGTGGATGTTTAGATTCATATTCTGATATGTGCACTAAAGATCCATTCCACTCTTTGACCATTTCACGATACGGAAACTCCATACCTGATCGATCTGATATTGCTTTTGCATGTTTACCTTTTGCAAATCCTGTCATTAGACTCCCTCACCAAAATAAGTTTTAGGTGTAATAAATGAGCTAGAGGAAGATCCATCTTCTGCTAGAGCTCTTGCTAGTTCATCTTCATATAATAATTTCATTGTTTGTATTCTATCTGGTGCATACTTTTGTGCTAAATAATAAGCTAATCCTGATACCATACATGGTACAAATCTATATGGAACATCAGTTGCATCAGTGTAGGTAGCATCTACATCTTGTATTCTTTTTACATAATAAATGTGTAGGTCTTTTGATGCATTAGATGAGTCTGCTGTTGGGTAAACCGTAAGTGTTGTTTTATCAATAAGTCTTTGCACATAATATTGTGATGGTGTGCCTTTTGATAATTTGTTTGCCAACGCAGAATATGCTGCTCTATTTATTTTTGTAAGCGCTTGATCAGCTTGTGTGGTTTGTGTTCGATTAGTTCTAAGAGTTACCTCTAATATATCAGCTACACCAAAAACACTTGATGGTGCATTGGTTGTTGAACTTGTTCCATCACCTGAGGCTCTAAAAAAATTATATTCGGTTTGGCCTTCAATTAAATCTATGTTGGTTTCTGCAACCTCCCAATAGTGAACACCTCTGTTACCCCATTCTTGAAAAAGAATGTTTAGAGATCTTCTTGCCGTTTTTAATTGATATCCCGAAACAGCTTGTAATCCGATTCTTTCGTATGCCTCTTCAATAATCTCATCGACTGCAAAAGTTTTATCAAACGTTACTGTTCCAGAAGTAGTATTAGCCATCTACCCTCCTAGTAATTTTTTATAAACTCTGCAATAACTGTGTAAGTATTTCCAGAATCAGCTGCACCTGGTACAACAAAATTTACATCGTTTTGATTTGAGTTAGATGAAGTATTTGCTGGTATCCCACCAAATTCTCTAAAATCCCAATATCCAGAATCTATTAAAGTCACGATTGGAATATCTCCATCAGAATCTTCATAGTCTAAACGAGCAAAAGAGTCCTGACCGTCTCCATTCGAACACGACCACCAAACTCTTTGTAAACTTACTGTAGTGCAGGCCTGCCCTTGAGCGTTAGCCGCTAGTGCAGATACATCCGCGAATACAGTTGTTCCACCGGTTCCATCTGATTGGTTTACTATTTTTATGGTCACTCTCTTGTCATTTTGTTGCAAGATAGTTGGACCTGTTACTGTGTCTGCCATTGTTTCCCTCCTTAATCAAGAAACTGTGGGGGCCGAAGCCCCCACAAAATTATATATTACTGATCTGCAAATGCAGGTGCGTCTGCACCTTCTTGGTAACCCCAGATATAGTAATTTGTACTATCTTTAGCTACAATGTTAATTTCAAACACACCGAAGTCTGTAAGAGTTAACTTTGAGTTAGAGTTTCCGTCAGCATAAACTGATACGTTATCAGCATTTGAATCTAAGTGTACGATACCACCTAAAAAGAAATTACTATTTCCTGGTGTTATAATAATTAGATTTTCTGCTTCTTCTGCAGCGCCACCATAAATTAATTTATAACTTTGACCAGCAACTGGTGCAGGTAAAGTAATTGTTCTGTTAGCTGCAAGTGCAGGAACTACAAGAGTTCTGCCACTGTGTGTTGCAGCATCAAGAGTTTTGTTCTCATCTGCTAACGCTACCGGTGCATCACCCATAGTAATAATTTCAGTAATCGCTCCAGTAGTTGAGTTTTTACTGACAGTTTTAAGTGTGCTTTCAGATCTAACTGGACCTGAAAAAGTTGTTGTTGCCATAATTGTATCCTCCTAGTTTTGAACATAGTCTCTAGGCCGTCGACTATACTCGTCTATGCTCAAATTAATTGTATAGTAATTTTCGTATATAGTAGATTTGTGAAAAGTGCAAGGTATCCCTGTAAGGTGTAACCACTTTTATGTAATCCCTAGTTAGCTAGCAAAAAGATGCACTTCGAAATCTTTGCTATTTCTAGGGCTCTCTTGGTTTTTCAAGATTGATCTAATTACTTTTTTGATCTCATCTCCAAGAGCTGACATGTCTGGTGTCACTAATCCGCCGTTTTCAAGAAACATCTCGTTCCACTTGCTCTCGAGTTTTAGTTTCTTCGCGAACAACACCATATTGTTGTCTGCCATCATCAACCTCCTCATAGGTTAAATAAAAACTTCCTGTAAATTTTAACAGGTTCGGCTCCCATTCTATATCATTTTTTCCTAGATAGTCAATGATTAACTTATGTAACTGATCTAGCTTTGTAACCTCACTTTTAGTGTCGACCACAAATTTTGTTTTTAATCTATGAGTATAAATTTTGACAAGATATGAAAAATTCATGCTTTCTTTTACCATAAAAAAAGGGGGCCCGAAAGCCCCCTTTAATTGTAATACTTTACTTATTACGCTCCTGGAGATCCAAAGATACCTCTAGGGTCTGAGAATCCAAAAGAATATCTCTCTCTAGCTTTGTATCTAACGTTTCCAGTAGTGAAGTCACCTTCCATAGCTGTTTTTACAGGTGATCTAACGAACATTTTCAATCCATTAGGCACATCTGTTTTAATGAAAAACGCATCTGTGTCAGTTAAGAAATGGTTCACAGTATAACCCTGTGGAATCATTCCCATTGATCCGACTGCGTTGATGTCATTGTCAGCTGTTCCAGTTCTACCTGCAGACTTCATAAGTCTTTCAGCAGTAAATTGAAGCTCTGAAGGAATAATCATTTTTACTCCTCTTGCTGCAATTTTTAGACCTCTTTCATCAGTAAGTGCTGCAATGTCAATTAACGACTGCTCTAACGATGTTTCGTTTAAGTCAGACGCTGTTGACAATTCGTTTCTGAATGTACCAGCAACGATTGGGTGGTCAGTCGCACAAAGCTCCTTACCATCTCCACCAGCAAATGATGAATCGAACGCGTTGTTTAAAACATTCGCAGCTTTAACTTGTTTTGTGTTTGACATAGATCTTGCAAGAGCTTTTGTGTATCTGCTTGCTAATCTGTCGTACAAGTTGTCTTCGATCGCTTCTTCAGTGATTGAAAACGCAAGTGCGATTGTTTCGTTTGTATAACGAGCTGTGAACGTTTCGTTTGCAGAATCGAATGTTACACCTTGGCCCTCAGCTTTTACAGCTGCGTTACCAAAGCCTGATAACATCACTTCTTCTTCGAACGCTCTGTCTGAAGTTTCTACATCGTAGATTTCAGCATGTTCGTTATCGTATCTATTGTACTCCAGGCCAAATAAAGCATTCAAACCTGGCTCTAGTTCTTTAACTAGTTGTCCTCTTGTTATAGCCATATAGTTATCCTCCTATTATACGCCTGTTGCGGTTAAGTAGAAGTGCTCAATAATGATAACTTTAAAGTTAACATTTGCTGAACCTAAATCATTATTTCTAATATCATCTGATACTCCAATAATTCTTAAGTTTGCAGTAGTTGTTGCTAAAGTACTATCACCTAACTCAGTTTTTGAAATAAAGTTTGGTGAAGCGCCCGCTGCAACTGCTACGTCAGCGTTGTTGAACACATCTGTTTGTTGTGATGCACCACTATTGTCAGACTGAATCTCGTACACTTGGTGCGGATTGTCTGTAACAAATGCTTTAATATCTGTAGCAGTGTTACTTGCTAACAAATGGTTTGCAAATGTTGGTTTGCTAGTGCTGGCATCCGTAAAAAATACACCTTGAGCTGAACCCACTAGAGCTCCGTTGTCAGTAGCTGCTGCAATACCAACTGTTCCAGTGTTAATAACTTTCATCAAGTCATTTTGTGAAAAAGCTGATGCACAAGCTGCGACTTCAAATTCTGTAAGTCCAGAGTTCATCGGTGTACTACCCAAAAAGCCAATTGGTTTTAGTCCAAAGGCTGCATCTTGGTTAGCCATATTTGTTTTCTCCTTGTTAAAGTTTATTTTGTTGGAGAAAAATCGTTAAAAAATTAACTCTTTTTCGTACCACCAAAAGTTACACGAGTCTGCCTCTCACTATTGATTGGCATACTTGGGTGCTGTTCCTTCATCAAGTCCTTGTCTATGGCGTCTGTTTTATCTTGAGTCATTTTACTAAAATACTCTTTTCGCGCCTCAACGACTTCATTAGGTATCCTTCCCAGCAGAAGGCCTCCTACTCCGATCACGCCCTTGTACTTACCTTCTTGTAAAACTGGGTAATCACTATCTGGATATTCTTCTGCTCTTACGAGCTCAAAACCAGATCTTAAATGGCCAGACATGTTTTTAGTATCATCAAATCCTAAAACTTCTGCCCTTAACCATCTGTGTGTATACCCATCAGGTGCAGGGGGTGCATCTAAAGATGAGGGTGGAGTCCAAGTAGTTTTTTTAACTGTTTTAGCTCTACTTTGGCTCGCACGAGAAGATTTCATTTTTTCGTTTTCCATATGCCTTATACCTCCTTCGTGAGTTGTAATTGTTTCGCATATTCTTCTAATGGCACACCTAATTTTTTAGCGATTGTTACCTGTGATGGTGTGAGCCTCACAGTTTTGCGACTAGATTTTACACTGCGCTTCGCTGAAGCTACTGTTTGTGTAGGTTTAGTCGTTTCCTTAGTTTGACTACTATCAAACTTGTGGGGAAATTCAAGCCTTATTCTTTTATCTACCTCTGAATAATACTCATTAGATTTAGGATCATAGCCCTCTTCTTCTGTAAGCTTTTTATGTATATCAAAAGCAGTATAGGTCATAGCACTATCGGTTCCAAACCATCTGTTTTTAGAAGCCCATTCTTCAGCTCTAGGATCAACCTCTTGAGTTGGAGCCGGTGTTTCTAAAGTTTGTTCTCTAGTTTCACTTTGTGCAGGGATGTTTTGTGTTGCCTCTAACGCAGCTTTTTGTTGATTAATTCTTGCCTCTTGAACACCTAATCTAGCTATTTCTTTTTGAGCTTCAACCTCAGACTTAATGTCACCTGCTTCTCTAGCTTGACCTAGTTTAGCAACAGCTGCCTCTATCCCTGATTTAACACTAGCTTCTAGTGATTGAACATAATCAGGTTCAATTTTTAATAATTTACTTTCAGCTGCTTTTTGTTTTTCAAGAACAGTTTTAGCATATCGTGTTGCCTCATCTCTTTGTCTTTCAGCTTCACGCATTTTTTTAGTTAGTTTAGCAATTCTTTTTTGAACGCCTTCACTATACTCTTTTAACTCATCTTGCTTTGCTTCTGGTTCTTGTTCCTTGGTCTCTGCTTCTTGTGGTTTCTCCTGTTCGCTAACCTGAATGTCAGGCTGCTCACTAGGTTTCTCAGATGAATCGACGGGCTGAATATTGTTTTCAGTATCTTTTTCATTATTATCCTCCTTTAACTCTACGTCCACTTCTGGACCGGAAGTATCTATATCCACTATCTCTGTATCTTCTGTATTCATTTTCTTTTCTTCTGGCATAGCCTTCTCCTATGTTATAGCACGTGAAGCAAGGACTCTGGATCTGCGATCGTTCCTAATACTTCATCATCGTTTAATATACGGACTTCTCCGCCTTCTATTGGTAGTCTTGATCCTGCGTATCTAGCAAAGATCACCCAATCTCCTTTTTTGCACCACGGATCTTTAAATTTATCTTTGTCTTGGTAACAAAGTGGACCCATTTTTAATACATAACCACAAGTGGTTGCAATTCTAAATTTATCTAATGCTTCTGGTGCAATAATAATTCCACCTTTAGTTTTTTCTTTCGGTGTAAAAGGTAAAACTAAAAGTCTCCAACCAGATGGCTCTGGTAACTGATCTACCTGGCTTTTAATATTGTCTGGATTTAATGGCTCTGGTTTAGCCTCATCTTGTTTTTTATATTTATCTTCAAGTGCAAGTTTAATCTTCGGTGGTTCCGAGTTTGATAACGTTTCCTTCATCTTCTTTTTGCTCCTTTTCGTCTAGCAGGTTAGAGATTTCCTGTAGTGTTAATTGATAAGTTTTTATCTGTCCCAACATATAGTTGTATTTCTCCATATTGTCAACGCCACCTGTACATATTACATCAACAACACTTTGCATATTTTCTTTTAACAATTTTTGTAGCTTGGCTACAATAAATAGTCCATCCATTATCTTTCTCCTATTTTAGTTTTTCTATCCTTAGTATTTTATTATCGTCTGATAATTCTGCTTTTACTTTTGAACACATGTAAATTACACTGTTACCTATGTTTCTAGATATCACCCTCTTTTTTTGTAAACACTCAGAAACGCCTGAAGTATAGGTCATTTCCTTAAGTTCTTGAGGGTTTCCAACAAACATTAATAAAGCCATAATTTCTATCATTTGCCGTTTTTCCTTACTAATTTTTCTACATCTTCTTGTAGTTTTTCTATCTTTTTTGTTGCTTCAGTCAATAATACTTTAGTATGTATATTCTCATCTAATTGTTTCTGGTGTTTTTCTAACATTTTTGCGTTCATTTCAATTAACATTAACATTTCTAGGTTTTTTGGTTTCTGTTCTGCGCGTTTAAGTAAGTCTGCTTCCATCAATTGTTTAGAGGTCTCCAGGTTATTGATACGTTCAACAATACCAAAGTATGCCCACACTCCAACTGCTACAGCAGCCACAATGCTAATTAAATTTCTAACTGGCATAGAGATATGTGTTGATTCTGAAATCTTCATACTTTTCTAGTTTTCCTGATTGCGTCTTTTCCTCTTTTAAAAATAGAAGCGACTTGTGATTTAC